GATAGCCTGTAATTCGCTTACTGCTTTACTATAATCAGAAGTAGCCTCTAATATTTGAGATGCACCAAAACCTACACCTAAGCCAGCTAAAACGCCTGTGATAATATTACCGAAGCCTTTGAATGCGCTCGCATAGTTACCTACGTTCCTTTGATAGTTGCCTATACCAGCATCTAAACGCACTAACTCGCCGTTAAGCTGTTGTATCTGTCTTTGTAAGTTCGCACCTATGCTCCCGTTTCGGTCTTCTGCTGATAACTCTCGGTATCTAGTTCTAAGTTGCCCTAGTTCTAGGTTCATAGCACGGTACGAACCAGTAGCAACACCCGCAGCCGCAGCCGCATTCCGCTGCTCTTGGTTATACTGTCTTTGCGCTGATACTATACCAGCTATTTGACCTCGTAAATTACGCCCTACTTCGCTATTTCTATCCGCTTCACTTAACCCCTCATACTCTTTACGAAGTGCCACAAGTTGCGTTTTCATTTGCCGATAAGAACCTTCGGCAGCCGCAGCAGCAGGGGCGGTATTTCTTTGCTCTTGATTTAATTGCCTTTGAAGTGCTGCAAGTGCGCTCAATTGAGTACGCAAAGCCGCTACCTCTGCACTACCTGATGCAAAGCTAGCAAATATCTGTTGTGTTTGTTTCAGTACTTGATTAAGCTGCTCTAAACTAGTTATAGCAGTGGCAATTCCATTAATCTGTACTTCAAAAGCTATTACCTCAGCCATTGTTTAGTTTAGTTTAGTGTTTTTCAATTCTACCTCAAAGACTTTGATACGGCGAAATAGCTCTGTAATTTCATCGAGCTTGTATTTATAAGCAGAGCTATTAATATCCAATGCCGCTAATTCTTTGCGCCCTGAACTTAATAATCTAACAGCACTTTTATACTCATCAAAAGTCATTACCTTGCGCTTTGTAACCCTCTTGTTACTGCCGTCTCAATTGCATTTTTCGCAAATAAAGCCAGTTTAAGGATTTTTAGTGATTGATTGATATTTGATTTCATTGTTACTCTCTTAATCCAGCCAGTACGCCGCCCGTTTGATGCAAAGCGGTAACTATTCCTTGTCGGCATACCCTCACGTTCTATCTTTTGTTTGTGTGCTGTTGCAAATGCCGCCCCCTTTGCTTTTTTAAAGTCTAAGCCTCGCAGTTGAAAGTATTTGGTCAAAGCCTCGATATACTTAGAAGTCTTTGCACCGCTACCTTTACGATATGGAATTTTATTTGCCTTAACGCCCTTGTCTAGTATAATCCCATAATCTGAAACATACACCTTACCTACAAAGCTATTTAGACTTATAGATATTTCCACACGCAAAGACTTTTCGAGCTTACCAGTCAAAGTGTGCCCTTGTTCTTGTAGCTCCTTCTTTGCTATGCCTACCAAAAATAGTAGCATATCATTGAAGTTTTTCTTTATGAAGTCGGTTAAGTCTATCATGTATTAGCGCAAAATTCAAAATTCATATTCCATTCTATCCCTCTAAGCTTATCCACTTGGTTGTACTCTGAACCGAAATGGTTATAATTTACTTCGCTATCCTTGTATCTCAATATAACCTTACGCCCACCAAAATCAGAAAAAAGCAAAGCACGGTTAAATGCGTCTGCTAGTTCTTCCAGTTTATCATCGTCTTGTGCATCTGTGAGGTTGTCATTTGCCGTCTGCTTAGTTATTTCAAAGCGGACGGTATAACGTTTGGTTAATCGGTTTACGTCCGTTAAATCAAAAACAGATACTTTGTTTTGACATGATATAGCCAAAGCGGGATATTGAGATGTTAGACTGTCAGACTTAACGCCCTCCCGTGTCCAATACTCATTTGCCGCAGCATCTTTGATATTCTTATTAAAGTTCGCAGCAGAATACTCGGCATTATTATGCACCACCACAAAGCAGTTAATTGAGTTAGGGTAAGTCATTGACTTAATCACATCTAACGCTATCCCTCGAAGGTCTTTATATGTCATGATACGCTTGTTTCTAATTCTAAGTATTCAAGTAAGCTCTGAAAGGGTGCATAAAATACGCTCTCGAAAGGTGTCATGTTAGGTTTATTAAACCACCCGCTTTTAATGCATCGGTTAAGCTGGTGCTTCCAATTATAGATACTATACTTTTGCTCCATCTCTACACGGTACGCAGCTTGTTCGGGTGTTTCGTTTTTGCGTTTTGTTTGCCCACCTTTAAAAAATATGTGGTAACTTTCATTTGTAGCGACTTCATTATACCAGTTGATAAAAAAAAATTAGCATCTAGAATTGTAGCCATATCCAAGTCTTTGAAAAGCTGTACACGTGCATCGATAAACGTCTGACGCTCGGCAAAACCTGACGGTAACTTTTCAGCTTTACGGCGGCAAAGTATAGCAATTTGGCGAATGTCGCCAGTATAGATTAAATCTAGTTTAGGTTGCCCTTCCATTTCCTTGACTTGCTCTTGGATCAAAGTGCGTAACGCTAACACCTCCGTAACCTCGCCCCCTGTCAATTCAAGCGGCTGTTTAAGTTGTTTGCGGAACTCATACTCAGCTAAGTTACTAATTGAGTTGTTACCAATCTCATAAGTAGAACCATTGAGCTTGAAAGAAAAACGTTTGCCTTCTCTCGGTTGGTAATTCATAATCAAGTCGTACAACTGCCAGTAAATAGCAGAAACAGTAATTTGCTTACCAAAACCAAAACCGCTATTCTCATGGTCAAAAGGTAGCTCTTGCGCTGTCGCAAAGCTTTCTTTGTCATACTTGAAATAGCTATTTACCGCTGCTGTGATATGCTCAATAGATTTCTCTAAGCTCAACTCGTAGCCTTCGCCAGTGTCGGCCGCCTCTTGATACATAGCCTTAACCGCAGCATGGAACGGCAAAAAATCAGCGTATCGGATTTCTTGTGCCGTCATAGGTACATTAATATTCCCTTTCTTAGTCTGAATAACCATATACTAGGCTTCGTTAGATTCGTTTACTAATTGAATTAAGGCATCGATACCGAAAGTCTTTTTATATTTAATACCTTTTGCGTCTAGGATAGCCCAGTATTGCGCCTTTGGGTTTGTATCAGTTTCGTTTTCTGTTGCCGTTTGCGATTCAGTATCAGCAGAACGGCTTTCGCCTTCGTTTAATGGTTCATCAAATGAACGGCGCACTCCGATAGTCTCGAAATTACGCACTCTTTTTTCGTTGTTCTTTTTACAATTTAAGCAAGCCATAGCTCTTATTTTTAAATGTGATTAATATGTTTCTAATCTTTGTACTTTCTTTTGTCGTGCTGGATTCAATACCATAAGCGCATAATATCTAATCGCATCAATACCGTGGTTATAATCATCAATAGGAATATTAGTACTTTTGCCACCTACCATCTTATAAGTATAATTATTGACTTCATATATTAGATTCTTAGACCGTCTAGTTATCTTTAAGTTATACCGATTCAATAACTCTATACCTCTCTCAATACTACCTACACCCTTTTCTACATTTACCACATTAAGCCTATAAGTGCGTCTTAGCTCCTCGTTTAGCCTATCCCCACCGCTTGCGCTTTCAGAGTAAATAACTTCATTAGGTTTGATATTATCTTTCCATCGTTCTGCAATTTGCGGCGTTATCAATCCCGTCTCATAATATAATTCATCTACATACAAGTCATCCCCAATAATGCCGCATCTGTAACCAGTACTAGGGTCATTTGAAAAGCCATAATCTTGCCCACAAGCGACTTTCTTACAATCATCAGGGAAACTATCCACTATCTCGAAATTGGGCAAAACTAAACCCTCTTTAATCGTTCCCCAATTACCATTTGCGTAAACATCCCACTCGTTTTCATCTACCTCTTTTAATCTGTCATACTTTGCAATTTCATTAGGCGAAGTATAAGCGTTATCTCTATACGTTGTCTTTATCCTTATGCACGGCTCAAAGTTTTTCAGTTGAAAGAATTGTTCATAAAGCCATGATTCTTTTCTTACGGGGTTAAATGTAAGCGTCAAAACGCCGTCTAACTTGATTGTCCTAACACGCCTGTCTAATTCTGTAAAGTCTGCAAGTGTTACGCTTGAAGCCCTTGCACGTTTATCTAGCGGCTCTTCTAACCATACGTCTGTAATATCTGAAATACTTTTAAGCTTTTCAATATCATCAAGACCACCACTAAGTAATAAGTTACCATTCGACTTACACACAATATCCATCGGCTGCTCTTTCACTTCAAAGTATTCCCCTAACTCCTCCCGTGCTATAACGTCTTTCAATAAAAGAAACTGGCTATCCTTAATCGTTTCTTTAAACTTTCGGCTAAATAGTAAGCGGAAATAAGGATAAGACAAAGCCCATATCAAATAACGAACCGCCACAAAATCCGATTTACCCCCACCTGAACCGCCATAGAAGTTTTGAAACCTTGTCCTATCCCAAATGTACGGAATGTAAACATCATTAACCACAATAGGAATAAACCCCGCCGCCCTTAAAGCCGTTTTGACTTCGGGTGTTAGGTAGTGTCTATCACTTGCTTTGATTATCTTTATTTCCATTCACTTTCTCGAATATCGCTTTTATTGCGTCCGTATCTACTGGACTTACTGTAAAGTTTGTGTCTATACCGCCGCTGTGCTCAACTGCTTGTTTAGGCTTACCATGTGCAC